CCAAACAGTAGATGGCTACACCTGCACACTCTTACACTATGTGAAGAACTAAGGCGAAACGGGGACAACCCCGTCCGAGCGTGTCGCGCTCGCTGATGAGCCTAATACTCACAGACTATGAAAGGACTATGAAATGTGTGAAGAATACAACGGCTGGGGCAACCGCGAGACATGGGCTGCCGCTCTCTACCTTAATAACGATTATGGCATGTATTGCACGGTACAAGAACTAATCTCCGAGGCTATCGCCAGCAAGGACGAAGATCAGGACTTCGCCTGCTCTACCTGCCTAGCCGAGAACCTAGAGGCTATGTTTGAGGATGTTTGGGGAGATGGAACAGAGCTATCCCATGAGACTTACTCAATGTTTAAGGATATCGGCAGCCTTTACCGTGTGCGCTGGCATGAAATTGCTACATCTTTCCTAGATGAGGCGAAGGTGAACGCATGAGCTCTCTGCCCATGATTGAGATCAAAGGCGAGCTCTGCAACTATTGCGACAACCGTGCAGAGTTCATCAAGATTAACGAAGAAATGCCTCTTTGCTTTCAATGCATCCACGACGGAAAGGACGTTTAGTAATGAGCCACGAATTAGACACCTACTGTGTACGCTGCGAGGAGAATAAGGACGTGAACAATCTCCTTGAATATCGCGACGAGCCAGTATGCACGGCTTGCATTACTCATCACGAACTGATAGAGCTAAGGCTCTTATGACCCGATCCTGCTACGCGTACGACTTCTACGGGCAAGAGTGGCTAACCGTTTGCGGGTCTGGCTCTTGTCCGTGGCAGGTCTACACCCCCACCCTACGCGACGCGAAACGCTCGCGGCTCAAGCACACGCGCACCGAGTGCGCTGGTGGCTACTAATACCGACGACTCAACCGATAGGGGAGCGTTTGACGCTTGACTTATGCCACGGCATAGGCAAAGATCAGCAAACAGGGAACGAGTCCGCGAAGGATTCACTAATACCGACCAACCAACCGATAGGGGAGCAAATAATGAACAAGAATCAAGGACGAATCGCCTACTTTGAGGCGAAGGCAAAATTACTAGAAAATAACGCGATGAAGTTTGCCAGTGAAGGTCGCAACGATGAAGCGATTAAAGCTGGCATAGACATGGTGCGAGCCATGAGTGAAGCAACACGCCTACGCATAGGGCTAGGCAATAACAACCCAACCGACGCAGCATAAGAAAGGAGAGAACAATGGCTAAGACACTGACTGAAACTATCGGACAACCTGCCACTGACGCACTACACGAAGCGATCAGAGTGGCATGGCAAGCAGGCTACGATCAAGCGATGATAGACCTGCAAAATCATGAGCAACACATCAGCCAATTAGTGGCAGAAGATATTGGAGAATAATGGCTACATTTGTTTCACTCTTTGCAGGTGTGGGTGGCTTTGATCTTGGTTTTGAGCAAGCTGGTCACACCTGCGTAGGGCAAGTAGAGATAGATAAACACGCACAATCTGTGCTAAAGACACATTGGTTTGATGTGCCACTACATAATGACGTAACTACAGCTACACAATGGGCAAAGGAGATAGGTTTAATTGGAAAAGTTGACATTGTTTGCGGAGGATTTCCGTGCCAAGATGTCTCAGTCGCTGGCAAGCGTGCTGGAATCGCTGGGCAACGAAGTGGATTATTCTGGGACGCAATACGATTTGCACAAGAAGTTAAAGCACAAACAATCGTCTTGGAAAATGTCCCAGGACTTCTATCAAGCAACAACGGACGCGATTTCGGAGTCGTCCTCACTGCTCTGGCCGACGCAGGGTATCGCCACATTGAATGGCGAATTTTGGATTCGCAATTCTTCGGAGTACCCCAGCGACGCCGTAGAGTCTTCATTGTCGGAAGTGTTACAGACCGACGCACCAGCCCGATACTCATTGAGTGCGAAAGCAGCGGAAGGAGTGCTACGCAGATCCAATCGCGGGGGCAAAACACTTCCCGATCATTTGCAGAAAGCTCTTGAAGATGTGGTGGGTCAAGTCGCGCAGAGCGCAGAGTGATACCGATTTTGAAACTTGGGTAGAAGGTGGCATAGTGCCGACCTTAAATGCTTTTGATAACGGAGATGTAAGGACTACAGTGTTAATTTTATTTGAAGCAACAAGGGTGGATGATGTAAGAATCCATGAGAAAGTAAGCCCAACCGTTCCAACTTATTGGGGAACGGGTGGAGCAAGAGTTCCTTACTGGTCTACAACACCAATCAGGCGTTTAATGCCTGTTGAGTGTGAGAGATTGCAAGGCTTCCCCGATGATTGGACCGACGGACAGGCAGATAGCCACCGATATAAGCAGATGGGAAATGCAGTAACTGTGAATGTAGCACGATGGATCGGGGAGCGTCTTTGATCCGCAACCTCAACCCAGACGATCAACCGCTATGCGCGGACCCAGCCTACGACCCAGAAATGTGGTTCCCTGAACCAGCTGGGCGTGGCAATCCTAACCTAGATACGCGCATTAACGCGACGTTAAGTAGGGCGGTAACTGCCATGCAAATCTGCACTATCTGCCCGTTGCAACTAGCCTGTATTGAGTACGCGATGGAGTCTCTTGAGACGATCCATTACGGTATTTATGGCGCAACCTTGCCCATAGATCGGCAACGGGCGGTAGGTGCTGGGGATATTTCCAATACCCAGACTTGGCAGAGTAGGATTAGAAAGATGGCGAATGAGAAGGACATCCCCGTGCCTTACATCGCCAAAAGGGAAAGGCCAGAACTATTAGTATCCTTACAAGAAAGAGCCTCGTGGCGTGCGTTGTCCTGGGATTCATCGGAGGAGGCATCATAATTGCCCCACAGACCCCTTTACAGCCGTTTCTGAGGCATCATAAGGCCGACCTGCCGCCTACCGTTGATCAGTTGAAGGCATACACAAAGGCTAAATACCATCAGGACGACATCCAGTTTGAGGCACTAGATCTACTGTTCACAATGGAGTCGCACTGGAACTGGCGAGCTAGAGGCTCACGAACTACCCAAGGCAGGGCGTATGGCATAGCCCAAGCTCTGCCAGCGGACAAGATGGTGTCGGCAGGTAAGGATTACTTGACTAATCCCTACACCCAGATAAACTGGGCGTTGTTATATCTGAAAAGCAGGTATCAGAACAATGCAATATACGCGCTCAAGCATGAGCTAAAACACGGATGGTGGTAGGACATGGAACCAACAGTCTTAATACATATACTGGCAAAGGACAAAGCAGCCATGCTACCAGCGTGGCTAAAGCAGAACTTAGAGAAGATTCAATACCCAAAGGATCGGATCATCCTTTACTTCCGCACCAATAACAACAACGACGACACGGCAAAGATCTTGCACCAGTGGATAGATGATCAACACATACTTCGCGACAGGGAAGATGATGACTTTGAGTATTACAACTGGCGCGACATCATCATTGAGGACAGAGATGTCCAAGCCCAAGTGCAGAAGTATGGCGTACATGAGTGGACACCAGAGCGGTTCAAGGTGCTAGGAGAGTTACGCGAGCAGGGTATTGAGGAAGCAATCTTCTGGGATGTGGACTTCTACTACACCGTAGATGTAGATAACTTCACCATGCCACACACGCTTAAGAACTTGGTCAGCTACAACTTGCCAGTTGTCGCACCATTACTAATGAGTGCAGACCCAGAGCAACCTGCATACGCTAACTACCATAACAAGGCCACGCCTAACGGCTACTTCATGGACAATGAGGCGTATTACCGCATACTCAATCGTCAGGTGCAGGGACTCATCAAGTGTGATGTGGTTCACTGTTCCTATCTCATCCGCAAGGATGTCCTCAAGCGAGTCACCTACCAAGATGGCACTGATGATTACGAGTATGTGATCTTCAGCCGTGAACTACGCCGCTTGGGTATCGCGCAATACTTGGACAACACAGAGGTCTATGGTTATCTCTCAACGCGGGAGAACGTCAAGGCGTGTGTTGATAAGATGGCAGAACTACGCAAGGAGTGGGTCAAGGGACAACTTAAGTGAGTATCAAACCAACTGAATTAAAGAAGCTCGTTGCTCTGCTAGATGAGGAAGCACCATCGGCAGAGTGGCTGGCTAAGGCAGTCTGGGAACTGATGGAAGAGTTGGTAGCCAAGCGCCAGCAGTATGTAGTCTTTGCCGTACATCCATCGCTCAACATCATTCAAGCAGTCGGGCCATACCCGACGAAAGATAAACTATTAAAAGATTATGCTAAGCGCATTGGTGCATATGACTCAGCATCGTACGCACGAGTTGCAGAACTTGTCCACCCTGATATGATTACACAAGGTTGATCGGTAGTTTCTAGTCCTTTCCGCCGATCAATAGCCAGCTCCCTGATCCTATCCAGGTTGAGCGGCAACAGTAAGACCCGCCAAGTGGTAAATCCCACCGAGCGGGTCTTTTGTTTTAGGTACTTCCCCTATACCTAAATCTGGTGTAGGCCGTTGGCATCCTTGTAGTAGCCATACCCTGTAGGAGTAAGAGTAAACGGTGCAGTTGCAAGATTAAGATACGAGTATGGACCTTTAGCAGTTAGGTCATAGAACGCTGGTAGCGTCCAGTCTGGTGCAATAACATCGCGTCCATCACGAGCAGTGATCTTATACAAACCACCACGGACGTGATCGGCAGGCTCTAGGAGCCACGTGCGACCCTTAGAATCTGGCTTAGATACATTGTTAATGTTTGGATCTACCAACATCTCCACCACTTCATGGAACACAACCGCAGCTGTACCTTCTTGGTAACGATCCTTTGAGATGACCTTACCCTTAAACGACAAGCCCTTGCGGAACTTACCCAGTGGTGCAGTAGCAAATGAACCAGCCAAGATGTATGCAATCGGCTGACTGTTCAATACTTCATGGTAGCCATACGCACGCACGGCAGGGTTTGGAAACTTATCTACCACACATACATTCCAGCCGTTGGCTGAGCGTGTAGTGCCAAGCTGTACGCCATTATCGCCCAAGCCCCACGCGGTGCAGACTTGGCTAACAAAAGCACCTAGTGCTGACTGAATAGCAACAGCATCTGGTGTTGAGAGTATCTTGGACTCATTGACAAATGTAATAGTAATCATCTTACCGCCTCGCATTATCTGTTGAATAGAAACCTGACGCATTAAAACTTACTCCTGGCACAGTATACATACGCCCCATCGTTTGACCACAGCATACAGGGTTGTCCGCCTCAGCGTGGATGCTACGCTCCACAGTCTGCTCGCCACCACATACTACACAACGATAGTCATACTGCACGTTCGCCCCCTATCGGACACTTATCTACACAATTCCACACAAGCTCCATGTATGAGTGACCTTCAACCCGACGGATCTCGGTGTAGCAATCTGAGTCATGGATGTATTTGCTCATTCCTCACCCTTTCCAAATGGGTTGTCCCCACCTAGCGAGAAGTGTAAGCGGCGCAACGCACCAGTAACACGGCGATGAGCCGTAGTATCTGAACAGTTGAGCAACTCAGCCATCTCGGTGTAGTTCTGGTTGTCATAATACTTCATTTGCAATACCAGCTGGTCTGTTGGGTCTAACTTATGTACGGCACGGCGCACATCAAAGAGCTGGATGATGTAGTTGCCACCCTCGGCAGGGTTGCCACCACCTGAAACAATCTCATCAGCGTTTGCCGCTCGTGTCTCTAGCACATCAGACCAGATCAGCGGGAGCATATCCTCAAGGGTAGGGATGGAGTAGTAATGCTCATCTCGGATCTCATAGCCCAACTTCTGTGCCTTAGCACGACGGCAATACTTGTCCGCTTGGCGGGTTAAAGTCTTACCCAAATGTTTGATGCCAGACTTCAGATCCTCTGGCTTCTGATCGGGGCTAAGCCACTGAGAAATCTTATCCTGGCGACGCACACACCAGAGCAACAGCTCTTGACGGACATCGGCCACATCAAAATAGGGATGGTATTTGCGATGAACAATGCGGGCTACCTGAGCGGCAATGTCAACTACTTCCTCTGGTAGTTCATTCATTGATCACCACAGGCAGGATGTAATCTGGGAAATCGTGGACGGCATTGAAATGCACGTTGAAGTCATGCTCGTTTGTATCGGCACGAGTGAGGCCAAAGATAGGGTCTAAACAGCGCAAGGTGTGGGCTGGGATCAGTAGCAACGCATCAGTGTAGCGGATACAGATACGGTTGAAGGCATCTGGACGGTCATTGGTAGGCTCGGTAAGCCAGATCTGTTGCAACTTCTGGTATGGAAACTTAACCTCTGAGTCAACAGGACGCTTCATCCACTTCACTTCAAGCCCGCCGATGTAGTTGGCGTAACCATTGCCATGATTCTTGTTGACAAGAAAGTCTATGAAATAGTACTTTGGTGTACCGTAGAGGTCCCATGAATATTCTTGAGATAGCCAGTTGGCCACCTTTTCTTCACGAGTACCATCGCCTGATACCTGGCGGATTGGCTCAACCATTATGCCTGCCTCATCAGATAGGCCATCAGCTTGACGAGGATGTTCTTGCCCTCAAAGTAGCCAAGCCTAGTGTTGCAATTCATGCAGAGTAAGCCTCTCACCTGTAACGTTTCATGGTTGTGGTCTACAGCCAATGCGTGTAGTTTACCATCTTTTGTCAGGTTTTCGGGCTTTTCGCAGATGGCACAGACACCATTTTGTTTGGCAAAGATCTCTTCATACTCTTCAATGCTGATGCCATAGCGGGTCTTGTAGTTGTGCCTGCGCTTGCTTTCGTAAGGTATTTTTTTAGCCATTAGGATGCGCTCTTATCTCCGTTGAGGATACGCAAAGCCCAATCAAGCCCAGCGTTAAAGCCTTCCATCCAATCAAAGTCTTTAGACTCCAATGGGACGCTTGTCTTAGCCGCCTCAATCTTGTCCTTAGCCTTCTCAAGATCCATTACTTAGGCCACTTACCCCGCTCAATCATAAGCGCGATGACCGCATAGTTTGCCATGTCCTTGAAAGAATCCTCAATAGGCTCATGCCGTGGCGACCTACTGTGACTATAAAGATTCTTAAGACGCTCAAACTTATCGCCAATACGCACCAGCAAACCGTTAATAGGACCGCCAAAGGCATTGTTAATATTGCCAGGGCCATAGTCAGCCTGCTTCGTGATAAGGAGATTTCCGATTTCATCCATTATTTCCCAGACGCTGGCCGCGAACTGGGTATCTGAACGAGCAGCTGGTTGCTTATCTTGTCTAGTGATATAACTTTCAGCCCAATTGATTGAATCAACTTGATGGCCAATTCCATGTCCTCGCTCATCCATTTGTCTCCCCTTGTATTTGTCCATTAAATATCCAATTCCTTGAATCTTCATCTAACTTATATGTGTAGATCAACACTTGCCCATTGGCTAATCTATGTTCCATCTCAATAACATCTAATATCCACAATACATCTGGTACCCGTGCGCCATCTTTAGGACCGCCAATAAACTCAGGCATCTTCGGCTTCGTCTACTATCTCCCTCAAGATATATTCCACAATCTCTGGGTTGTCTTTGAGCGCAGTAAAAATATGATAGCCAACAATGTCACAGACTTCTTCTACATCAAAGCGTTTACGTGTAGACATTGGTGTTTCAAATATAACTGCATGAGTCAGCTCGTGCATAAACACACGGATCATCTTATCTTCAGGAAGATTGTCGCGTATGCGAATTGTATTGGTGGCAGAATCTGTCATGCCGTAAGCCTCTGGGTCATCAAGATCGTATCTGATCTTGTATTTCTGCCCAGCAATGCGGGCAAACTTTGGCTTATTCATGCGGCTAGTCTATCAGCAAACCAGTCAGATCCGCTGTCCAAGAAGGTATCGTTGACATCACGGTTGGCAGGTAAACCCACGATTATCGCTTTGTCCAAGTCTTCTTTAATGCGCTTCGCCAATTCCTGTCCTGGGTTTCTTCCATCTTCTTTAACATCATTGTCAGCAAAGATGAGAATACGGTTGTATGACTCAAAGAGTTTTGGGAACCACGGCTTCCATTGGCTGACACCAGCGACCCCAACAGCTGGTATTTGAACCATGCCCGATAATATGATGGTGTCAATCTCGCCCTCGCAAATGGCAATAGTGTCACTATGCTTATGCAAATCATTAACATTAAACAGCCCAATCTTTTGACCCGTGGGCCATATGTACTTAGGTGTGCCATCATCTAATCTCCTAAACTTGATACCCACCACGCCAGCGGGAGTAATATAAGGAATGGAAAGCATGCCTGTAGCATGTTCATGGCCAGCTGCTGGATCAACGACGCTTCCAAGAAGGAATGTATTTGCCACTTCCTTTGTTAGTCCCCGTCCCGCGAGGTAAGAGGCTGCCTGTGGCGTTAGATTGTTGGAGTATCTTTCGGCTGCTTCCGTGAGTAATGCTCTCTGCTTTGCGTTTAGCATCTGCGAATCCTAGTCCTTCCTTTGCTTGTACTAATGTGTATACATCTCCGAGTACCTGACAGACAAGGCAGTTGTATGCCTGATTGTCTAGGTTGTAGGCGGCACTTGCTTGGGCATCATCATGGATGACGCACTTGCAAGGCACCCAGCCGTGCTTGTCTATAACGTTAAGCCCGTAGTGTTCTAGCACCAGGGCAATGTCAGGCTTGGATACCACTTTGCTTCAACCATTGGTTCAAATCTTGGACTACCCAGCTCTGATCTAGCCCCGCCATGCGACGCTTGACAATGACATAGGCTGGCGGTACTGCATCTAGGCCACGAGCCTTAGCGTAGTTGGCTGCCTCAACGCAAGCCTCACGCCAGAACTGTGGCAGATCCATCTTTACCGTAGCCTTTAATTCAAAGATGTAGGGCTGACCAGCGACCATGCAAACAATGTCGCCTTCATCGTCCTTGCCAGCCAACCTAAGCCGCTCAGCCGCTACACCCTTGCCACGAAGCCATTTGAGTATGCCCGTCTCAAAGGCTGAACCTTTACGCTTTCCGTATGTACTCAACGAATCCCACTCCAAGTCTGTGCAACGAAAGCTGATGATCTATCACCATAGATAGACATACGACTTGCATCTGCCCACAGTGTAACGAACTTGTCACCTGTAGCGCTGTGTTTACCAAAGCGATTCTTGACAACTGCAACACGAAACTCTCCTGAGTATGGCACTAGAGCCACGGTCAGAATCATCTCAGGCAGCTGAGCAATCTTGCCTTGGATAGCCTTACGGCTTGGGGGGATGTCAGGCTTTCCTTCTGCTTCACTGGTATGGTGAAGTAGCATCACGCCTGCATCTGTCTCACGAGCAATGTGGTGCATAGCCTTGGCAATCTCACGAAGGCCAGACCATTCATCGTTGTGCATAGAGACAACGTTCATTGCATTGTCCACAATAATCATGTGGGGATATTCACCATATGCTTCACCGTAGGCACGGATAGCAAGATCAATCTCATCAAGTGTTGGGCTAGGGGCGAAGTCAAACTGTAAGTGCGTAATGCTGGCTAGTTCATTTTCGTAGAACTCTTTACCAGCACCAGTTGTAAATGCTTCTTCTACTGTGGCGACTTGATGGCCAGTAATCATTGCTGCTGCACGGATTGCTGTGGTGTAAGAATCGGTATCTGCGGATATGTAAAGCGTAGGCACTTCCATCTTCACCGCCATCCAAAGGGCTATGAGTGATTTACCAGCGTTAGGTGCGCCAGCAATCATGGTCAACTGTCCTCTGCGAAACCTAATCCCCTCGCTTTGTAGCGAAGGGAAAAGGTCTGGCAGTAACTGATGATCGTTAGTGCTTTTCGCTGCCGCTTGGGTAAGTGACAGCATCTAAATTATCTAACGAACTTAGGCTCGCACTGGTCAGGTGTTCCCTTAGCGGATGGGCAGAACCAGCCCTTCCATGCCTTTGGCGCTCCTGGCTTTGACTCACGCCATACCAACGCACCGTGCTTACAGTGTCCCTCTGGAAGCTGTGCTGGTGCTGCTGGAGCAGCAGATGCTGAGTATGCAGGTGCCGCTGGGGCTACTGGTGTAGCACCAAGTGATGCTGCAAGGTTGCGTACAGCGCTTGCTGATGTAAGTGATGCCATCACTGAATTGATGAGAGCAGATGTATCTTGAATAGTTGTTAACTGCACTTCAAGTTCAGCTGCATCTTGTGCATAGACATTCACCATTGTACCGTCAGTCATTTTGTAACTGACTTGATACTTTGTATTTTCGTTTGCTGCCATTTGTTTCTCCTTATTTTATTTCTGCTAGTGGATCGTATATTTGTGAAAGTTGTCCGCCGACTGCGTAACAGTAGTCCTTTACGCCGCAAGTAGAGCAGGCCATTCCAATGTTTGGAAGGTAAATGTTAGCATCAATTCCCCGTACAAACTGGGCAAAGAGTTCGGTCATTACTGGAACTGTCCAGCGATCTAGGCCAGTAGCCTCTTTGAACTCAGCCTTACGGGCATCGTAATAGTAGCCCTTGGTTGGTCTGATACCAAACTGCATCTCCATACAGCAGGCATATATACCCAACTGCATAGATGAAGTCGGCATAAAACTACCAGTCTTGAAGTCAATGACTGCAAGTTCACCTGTTGGCTCAACCACGATGGCATCAGCAAATGCCTTGATAGGTACATCGCCAAAGTTTAAGAGCCAGCCAAGTTCTGCTGCTGGTACACCTTCAGGTGTTACCCACAACTCAAACTGTGACTCCTGCCAAGCATTGATGAAATCAAAGAACATCCGCTTGCCATTGTTATCCCACCAGACTTTGTTCTCTTTGTCTGGGTTTTCTTTGGTGGCACGACCAGCTACACGCCAGTCTGTTGGATTGCTGCCTGACTTGGCTTCTTGATCTGCAATGGCTTCAAGGAACGATTCATCCCAAATGTTATCCCAGGTCATTCGTGTAAACCTTTATAGTAAACAGTACCGTCACCGTTGTCTTTCAAAGTTCCAGGTACTGCTTCAAGCAAATATTCCGCAGCAAGAACAAACCCTCTGGTATATAGCA